GGGAGTTAACGAACTTAACCGTATATGGCGGGGCAACCTTGGCATTAAGTCAGTCGTCCCAATCGTTGGAGAACGGATTGTTGCAAGAGAGTTTATAAGGAGATCTGGAATATCTAAGGGAACTCTTGGTACAATCCTAGAAATAGATCAGAAGGATCACGAATCCTACATGGTTACTGTACTGCTCGATGATGACAGGACCTATGAAGGGATAGTCTCCTCAAAACAATTTTATAACAACAAGCCAATCTGGGGCATCCATCACTTAGATAAATGGGATTACGGATACGCATTGACTTGTCATACTGCGCAAGGGTCTGAGTTTGAATCCGTAGTGGTCTTCGAACCGTCAAAAGGATTCATCAAATGGCTAGGTGCAGTTTCATACAGTAGGTGGCTTTACACGGCCATAACCAGAGCAAAGCAAAATCTACTGCTCGTTGGTTAGTCATGCTCAAGAGCAACTGGCAGCCAGGCCAGATATTACCAATTCAAGAGGAATTGCCAAAACGTCCTTCTCTAAAGGACTTACCTAAAGTAACCAGATCCATCTCTGATGGTCCAAGCTATGGTTGTCCGAATCTTGTCTATTCTATATGGAAATCCGGACGCCACGCAGCAATGCGTTTAACATGTAAAACCTGGCGCTGTAGCAATTGCTCTCAATTTAAGCTAGCTGAAATGTCGCAGACTGTAGCCGACGCCACATACGATGTATCAACCATACACGAATTATTCGTTCCTGATACAAAACGAGATAAAGTAACAAAATACATGCGCAACCACAAGATATCGACACTGAATGTAAAGTTGAAACATGGGCTGTGGGTTCTTTGCTCAGATCCGGCAGAGGGAATAGACTGGGGATCAAGAGAAATAGCTAGGGCTGAAGCTATAGCAAAGATCCACACCCTAGACACAAGAGATATAAAGCGCAGAGACTTCACGCGCGATTGGAAACCCGAAGAAGGATACGAACCTAAACGAGATACAGTTATCCTTGCGACGGCCTTCTCCACAATGGATGATTTAAAAGAAGTACTTGACGAATATGGACTGAATATTAACAGTGAGTACGTAGAGGGCGATCCTCTGGAAGTAATGGAGAGGTTCAGTAAGCTTCGGATGGATATGAATCTCAACTTTGTTGTGGAAGAGTAGGACGGCAATGGCACGTAGCGATCTGGTCAGACTTTCTAGAGATGGTGAGCCTCCAAAGGAAGCGAGCCTTACTCAAAGGAAGAAAGCCGTACTCGCTATGCGCAGACGCGGCATTGGGTTTGACCAAATAGCGGACGATCTTGGTTTCGAAGACAGATTCGAAGTCATAGATATGCTCAATGAAGTTTACAAAGATTTAAGACCAATCAACGTCGAAGAGATCCGAGACACTGTAGAAACTCAGATTGACGACTTGATTACGGTGTATCAGGAAGCTGCGCATGAGGGTGATCTAAAGACAGCCAAATTCGTTCTGGAAGCGTTAAAACTTAAAGCACAACTTCGGGGTGCCATTACTCCTCCGCAGATTAATGTTCAGGTAAATAATCAGAAGCCCTGGGAAAGAGTATATGGTACTGTGCTTTCTGATCCAAATCAAATGGAAAACATTGTCGAGGGCGAAATATTAGAAGGTGAATAATGGTCGAGGACAGTTGGGAACAACGAATGTCCGATAGAGCCAAGTCGAGGAGACCAATTGTAAAAGAAGACCATTTTGTATCTTGGGAAGTAAGGCACGCACGAGCTTGGAAAACTGTATCACACATGACATTAGGCGAAGCAATGGAGACGATAGCCTTTTATAAAGAAAACGGCCCGATGGCATGCGCTTGTCCAGGGCTTCCGTGTTGCTGGATGTGGCATGATCAAGCAAAGGCACTAGTCCGAGCTGCTCACATTATAGTCAAAATGATAAATGAGGTTGAGTGATGGCCTTCATAGAGTTAAACATAGCTTATCATCTAGGCAAAGGCGTAAGCATTAAAGCTTACAAGTGCAATATTAGCAACGATGTGTATGGAAACTTAAAATACACAATAGATAAAAATGTAGTTGTAGAGAAAACTGTAATAGACAAATTGGAGTTGACTCAGGATGATCTGCAACAGCTTAAGATTCAACTTGATCCTATCCTATTTGACGAGTTTGGATTCCTTGGTTACGATCTCACGTACTACTGTCCTGGATATAAGCTTGGCATTACGAGTCTTAATGGAATTGATGACGTTTATTACGAAAGGCATTACTCGGAACGTCATCAGGCGTGGTTGGATTGGTATACACCGAATTGGCACAGCTCAGGTAGAAGCCGCTTGGGGCAGGAGTGAAACTTTTCGAAAGCGGTATAAGGGACGTCACCAATATAGATTTGAATGGAGCGAAGTATGACAGAGCCAAGTGAGCCGCCGGCAATCGTCCAAGCGATCATACAGAACCTATACACACTTAGAGGTGAAAGATTGCAAGCTCTCAATCAGTTAATCAATTTGGGAGATCCAAATGCTCCTTTAATTATCTTAGCCGATATTATAGGTCTTGCTGAGAATCTATTCATCATGATGAACATGCCACAAGACGGGTTCGTACCCTTCACTCAAAAGGATGAAAAAGGTGGAAGTAGCTAATGGAAGAAAGCACCCACTCGCTAGATGCGAGTCTTGTCCTTGGAGAGAAGACGGAAAATTTGTACCCGCCCTCGTACCTAAAGAGCATGTACGTGTTGCTGTTGTTGGAGAGGCCCCAGGATCTTACGAAGCAAGAACTGGTATCCCGTTTACTGGACCCTCAGGTGAGTTGCTAGATCGTGTAATGGAACATCAGGGTTACAAACGTAAGGAATTGGCCCTAATTAACACGGTGAGTTGCCGTCCCGAGGGACCTACACAAAAACCACCAAAACAGGCCGTAGCGTGCTGTTCAGACCGGCTGGATTACGACCTTAAGCGAGCGAATGCACCCATAATTCTGGCCGTGGGAGGTACCAGTGCCCAAGCACTCTTGGGAGAATCAAGACCCATATCAAAACTTCGAATCGGACTTCCCAGACCCTCAGCTTATGGTCCGGTCGTTTCCACATGGCACCCAGCCTACTGTCTTAGAACCCCTGATTCCTTTCCGTCGTTTGTACGAGACACACAGAAGCTCAAAGGTTTATATGTCGAACCTTGGAAACCTCCACACTACAAGGTATTTGAAAATCCGGATGTGGCGCTGGTTGCTCTGCGTAGACTCTTACGAGTCAAAAGAGTTGTCATTGATATTGAAGCGGCGTCGGATAAAGATATCGATGACGCACATCCCGAAGATTATGACCTTCTTTGCGTTGGGATTGCGTATGCCAAAGGGCAAGCAGTTGTGTTTGGTCCTGAAATTTTTCTGGACCAGAGGTGTCTCGATGCTTTTGGACGACTCCTTAGCGAAGTAAAGATTGATGGATGGAATCTAAAATTTGACCTATTAGGTCTGTCTCCTAAGTTTGGAATCAACAAAGCCAGTCGCGACGGCATGCTCATGTCCTATGTTCTGGATGAGCGACCACGTCAGCACGGCTTGAAACTGCGTGGAGTCGAAGACCAAAATGCTCCACGCTATGACGAAGAGATTGCACAATACGTCAAAGGTAAAGAGGGAAGTTTCGCTAACATTCCTAAGGAATTACTTTACAAATACAATGCTTACGATGTCGGATTAACCTGGGATCAGATAGAATACGAATCGTTGTTAATGACACCTAAGCAGCATGAGCTACACGAATTCTTAATCAGTGCTGTCAATGAACTTATGCATATTGAACTGTCTCCATTGCAGTTCGACGTCGGGTACAACGAGGAACTTGCTTTAAGATACAAAGAGAAGTTGGCAAATTCTGAAACCAGGATCGCAGACTTTCTAGGTTACGAACTGAATCCGCGATCGCCAATGCAAATAAAGCAGTGGTTCTTTTTGCAAGGCATGGACATCCCTACCACCAACAGAGAGTTTCTAGAAAAGGTGGTGCTGGATTGCGATCCACGAGTTGAGCAATTCATTGATCTGATCCTTGAGAATCGTGGATTGGCCAAGACGTTCGGCACGTACATAAAAGGACTTCGTAACAAGGTTAAAGACGGACAGATGTTCACGACGTTCTCTCTGCACAGCACTACAAGCGGCAGGCTTGCCAGTAAGAAGCCAAACATGCAGAACATCAAGCGCGACAAAGAGATTCGTAACCAGTTCACTGCCGAGTTTGGAAAGGTATTGGTGCAGTGTGACTACTCTCAAGTTGAGGGACGCACAATCTGTGATCTATCTCGCGATGGATTTCTCCAAGCCTCCTTCTCAGACCCAGATATCGATATTTTCAACAACTTCTGTGATCGAATTTGGGGACCAGGATCGTGGGATAAAGAGAATCGTGTATCTATTAAATCCATCTTCTATGGATACTCATACGGACGTAAGGCCAAGTCGATTGCTAGAGAGCTTAAAAAGCCTGTGGAATACGCTCAAGCTCTTATGGAAGAGTTTAAAGGACTTATTCCAGGCGTGGTCGCATGGCAAGCAGCGATCAGGAAAGCAGTTCTAGATGGAGAAGATCTCACCACTCCCTTTGGTAGGAAGCGAACTTTTCATCTCATTACCAATGATAACCTCGAAGATGTCATCAATGAAGCACTCAGCTACAAACCACAGTCTATTGCATCTGATATCTGCTTACGAGCTGCCGTGCGACTACGACCTTTACTCAAAGCAGAATTCGATGCAGACATCAAGCTGCTCATACATGACGCTATCGTTACCGAATGCTTACCAGAAGTCCGTGAAGATGTTACGAGAATGATGAAATTTGAAATGATACGCTCCGCTGAGGAGTATACAGATTTCGTTCCATTTGCTGTGGATTCCACATACGGATTCAGGTTGGGCCAATTGTGACTCGTGAAGATGTCGTCGAAAAGGTTTTCGTCATGGTCGACGGAAATGAGTTCGATATAAAACATATAAAGGAGGATGGAGATTCCATCAGAATCTATCTCGATGAATGAGCCTCCGTACTGTCTCTGTTCCAAGGGTAAGACAGATGGGTATAAGAATCTTGGAAATCAGCTTTGGGTTCACGCTGTTTGCCGTAAGCCCTCATATCTGTTTTGGATTAATCAAATGTTGATAAACGAATATTGGAAAGAACTAGATTTAATCATAGAAAGAATCCTAGAGAAGCGAGAACTAGAAGATGGACTAGACCGTGGCCGAGGTGAAATAGCATGCTTGTTTATTGCCATGCTACTGAGGCCACACAACCCAGATCCCAAATTCGTACGTGACCAAGCACTGAAACGATATCGCGAACGGAATTCATCATGAACGCACTTAGAGAGGGTAAGAGATGGAGGATGAGCCACGTAGAAAAGTAATTCTACAACGAGTCGTCGAACGTCTAGATGTAAGAATTAACAGATTAGTAGCAGTACGCAATAGAATTCAAGATTTGGCTGAGTCTTACGATCCAAGATCATCTAAGACAGACGATCATGAAACG